GGATAATAAATAAGAATATGTGTCTAATCGAATTCATATAACATTATTTATTTTTCACCATACACATCTTTTTTGTCTTCACACTTTTCACGAATCAAGGCCTCCAAAAAACGATAAATTTTTATCCCTCGTTTGTCACAATACTTCTTCAAAATATCATGAACTTCTTTAGAAATCTTTAAATTTTTTACTTCTGTGTCTTTAGAATCCATAAGATAAAAAAGGCAGAAAATAATCTACCTAATTTATAAATATTTTATAGCAAGTAAAGTTTTTGGTTTTTTCTATAATATTTATTGAGAAAATAATAAATCTTAAAAAACTAAAAAAAATGGCAAACAGTAAAGTATTTGTTTCACCAGGTGTTTATACATCCGAGGTAGACTTGTCTTTCGTTGCTTCTAGTGTGGGTGTTACAACCTTGGGTATGGTAGGTGAGACATTGAAAGGTCCGGCTTTTGAACCAATCTTCATTAGAAATTTCGACGAATTTCAAACTATTTTTGGAGGTACAACCCCTGAAAAATTTGTGAATACACAAATTCCAAAATATGAGGCGGCTTATATAGCTAAGGCATATTTACAACAATCAAATCAATTATTCGTATCAAGAATTCTTGGTTTATCAGGTTATGATGCGGGGCCAGCATGGTCAATAAAAACAACTGCTAATGTGAACCCTGTCACAATTGGTGTTGATGGTGGAGAGTCATCATCCCTACAATTATCTTTTAGTGCGGTTGGGGCAGTATCACAAACTTCTTCATCTGATTATACGTACCAATTCGACGAGGGACAGTTGGCCAGTGAATTACCTGAAATTGCTGCACAGCTTGGTATCCCTTACACTAAGACAGATGGGTCAACTTCAACATTGAGAGATGATATCTATACATTTTTGGCCACTTTGTTACAATATAACTTTGACAATTCGGTGGACCAAGATATTCCGTTGATAGGTTATTGGGGTTCTATTTCAAATTCAAGTTACGCAAACAACTCAGCTTTCACAGGAGAGACTAATTTCTATGGTGTACCGTCAATACCTCTTTCAGGTAACACATTAAGTGATAGTGATAATGACCCTTGGTACTACTCAACATTCACTAATACTAATGGTGTATATGACGGTTTTTCGTTTTATATAATACAAACACCTGGTCCGGGTAGTGCATTCAACAATCAAACGACACGCTGGGTTAGTGATATTAATATTTATTTGCAACCTTTTTCAGGAACATCCTTTACTGATTACGAAAATTTAGTTGTTGCTACTTTTAGGTCGAGAGGATTGGCTAACTATATCAATGATAATGGGCCTGTTTATGAAGTAAGTGGAACATCAGATGTTACTATGGTTTGTACAGGTCAGTATTCAGGAGTTACTAAAAATCCATTCTCAACATTCAAAATATCAGGTATCACAAAAAATAGTGAAATTTTCCAATTTGAAACATCATTAAGTACCACAAGTACTAATTCTATCACAAAAGTATTTGGAGGTGGAAATTTTGATAAACCGAAGAGTGAAGTTCCACTTTTTGTTGAAGAGAGATATTCGAGTCTCTTAAGTTGGGCATATAATAAAGGGTATATCAGAGGATTAAATTGTAATTTGATTCCAACTGATTCTGCAAGAAGTGAAAGCATTTACTCATTAGGTAACTATTTGGAAAAATATCAAACTCCAGAAACTCCTTGGGTTGTTTCGGAAGTCAGAGGTAGTACCGTATATAGATTATTTAAGTTTGTAACTATTTCAGACGGAAATGGTGCGAATAGAGAAGTTAAGATTTCTTTGGCTAACATGTCATTTGTTAATAATACTTTTGACGTACTAGTTAGAGATTACTATGATACAGACCAAAATCCAACAGTAATTGAAAAGTTCACACAATGTTCTATGAACCCAAGTCTGAACAATTATATTGCTAAAAAGATAGGTTCTAAAGATGGTGAATATGCTTTGATATCTAAATTCATAATGGTTGAAACTAATCCTGATGCTCCCGTTGAGGCAATACCTTGCGGATTTGAAGGATACACAATCAGAACATATAGCGGAACTTCAGTTAACATACCACCATTTGTGGTTTATAAAACAAAGTATGAAATTCCTGGTGCTACCGTATTCGAACCACCTTTCAATACTCCAATTGGTGCTGGCGTTACAGTAACAACTAATGGTGATACTGTTAGAAGAACGTATTTAGGTATTTCCGACAAAATAGGAATTGACGGAGACTTCTTCGACTATAAAGGAAAAATAAATCAAGGTGATTTATGCACACTTGAAACATTTGACCCTTGGTTGTATAAAGTACGTGGATTCCACATGGACATTGATGCTAGTGGTATCACAATATCAAATCAATATCTAACAAGCGGTACACCTGAATTCTTCGTTGGAGACGCGACATTCCAATCTGAACCTGAAACACAAGATAATCCTTATTACAGAACATTTGCTCGTAAATTTACAGTTTTACCGGCAGGTGGTTTCGACGGATGGGATATCTATACTGAATCTAGAACAAACACAGATAGATTCGTGTTAGGTGGAACAGGATACAAAAAAGGAGCTTGTACTTCTGCAAGATATCCAAGTTCAACAGGTGATGGTATGTTCAAACCAATTACGGTAGACCAAAACTCAGTTGATTATGCAAACACTGACTACTACGCTTACTTGTTGGGTATGCAGTCGATGGCTAATCCTGAAGCGATAAATATAAATGTTTTTGTTACACCTGGTATTGATTATGTGAATAATCTTTTATTGGTGAACCAAGCAATAGGAATTGTTGAAATAGATAGAGCTGACTCTATATATATAACAACCACACCTGATTATAACATGTTCGCGGCTAACACAAATGACCCGGAGGATTTAATTTTGGCTCAGGATGCGGTTGATAATTTGATAAATTCAGATATTGATTCAAATTACACAGCAACTTACTACCCTTGGGTTCTAACAAGAGATACCGTTAATAACACACAAATCTATATACCACCAACTGCGGAAGTTACAAGAAACTTGGCGTTGACGGATAACATAGCATTCCCTTGGTTTGCAACTGCTGGTTACACAAGAGGTTTGGTAAATTCTGTAAAAGCAAGAAGAAAACTTTCACAAGAAGATAGAGATGTTTTATATCAAGGTAGAATTAACCCAATCGCAACATTCTCAGATGTCGGAACAGTGATTTGGGGTAATAAAACCCTTCAAATTGCAGAATCGGCACTTGATAGAATTAACGTAAGAAGATTGTTACTACAGGCTCGTAAATTGATTTCCGCAGTATCTGTTAGATTGTTATTCGAACAAAACGACGATATTGTAAGACAACAATTCTTGAGTTCAGTAAATCCAATCTTGGATGCTATCAGAAGAGACAGAGGTCTTTATGACTTCAGAGTAACTGTTAGAAACACACCTGAAGATTTGGATAACAATAGACTTGTGGGTTCAATCTATATCAAACCAACAAGAGCGTTAGAATTCATCGATATTACTTTCTACATCACACCAACAGGTGCGTCTTTTGAAAACATATAATATGAAAAATAAAAAAATCATAAAAGTCTCAAATGATAAACCAAAATCTGTCGTGATAACTGAAAAACAGTTGGAAAGATTGATTAATAAATTATCGAAATAATCTTAGAAATGGGGGAGAATTTCTCCCCCATTTTTTTATTATCTACTAATTATAGGTATGACAACAAAAACAAGTTTAAGACAAATAATCAAAAGAGTTTTGAATGAAAATACTCTAAGAACCTATATGAAAGATTGGGATGATAACATTTTATACATGCCAACAAAAATAAAAATGGATAAAAAAATAGATGACAAATGGGTACCTGTTGAAGTATCGACATCTGATTTTGCAACCGTAAGACATGACGATAGGTATAGACCAAGAAATGATGATAAGAAAGAAGCTTTTAGTGACTTTGTAGAATCTGCTCCGTTTGTAAGAGATGTGAAAATTGCAATAAAAAATAAAAGATTTGCACCAAGTGCGAAAAAATTTAAAGAGGCACTTGTGAACGCAAATCCATTTGCTATTAATACCGCACGAGGACACAAACCTGAAATATTAAAAAAAGGTGTAGAAATTTTTATCGATATGGTTCTTTCACCAAGTGAAAAAGAAAAAATGGTAAAAAACATATTGAGTTCATTTAAAAACGAAAAGAGGTTTTCAAACGATTTTGAAAATAAACTTGAAGATTTGTCCGATAAACAATTGATTGATTTATTTTTAGATGAAAAAGGGGAATACTATTCGGTTTCATCTCAAGAGTTTGGACAAAGGTTCAGAGTAGATGTATCGGGGGCGGCGGCTAATCCAGAACACTCCAAGAAAATGGCGATTGCGGATTTTGTTAGAAAAATATGGAAAGAAATAAAATATTGGGTTAACAGTGGTTATAGTTCTATATCATTTGGTTTTTCTGATGATGACAAAAAAAATGTTAAAGCGGCGGTTGAATATCTCAAAGATGAATTATCAATGGAATTTCCTGAAATACATTTCGTGGTTTACGACACATCTGATGGTGAAGAGACTAAAATAGTTATAACAAAAAAAGAAAAAAACATAAAACGATAATATTTATCATAAAAAAATAAACTTAAATAAAAAAATAAAAAATGGCTGATTTATTAATGAAAATGCCGGTTCCTTATGAACCGAAAAGGCAGAACCGATTTATACTAAGATTCGATAGTTCATTAGGTATTAATGAGTGGTTTGTAGAATCTGCAGCAAGACCATCTATTAAGATTGCGGCTACGGAGATTCCATTCCTAAACACATCAACTTACGTTGCAGGTAGATTTAATTGGGACCCTATCTCAGTTAAATTCAGAGACCCTATTGGTCCATCGGCATCACAAGCACTAATGGAATGGGTACGTTTATGTGCTGAATCTGTAACAGGTCGTATGGGGTATGCCGCAGGATACAAAAAAACTACCGAACTTGAAATGCTTGACCCTACAGGTGTTGTTGTTGAAAAATGGCAGTTGGATGGCACATTCCTTACAGACGTATCTTTCGGTGACTTGGGATATTCTCAGGATGGTTTAGTAACTATTACCGCATCACTTAGAATGGATAGATGTGTATTATTGTACTAATTTAAAAATTGTTTTGAAAATGAAAGTCCTCATTTGGGGACTTTTTCATTTATTTTGGTTTTATCTTTAGTATATTTTTAATAAAAAAATATGGATATATCGCAATCTTACGGACAACAAAACTTTTCACTACCACATGACGTGGTGAAATTACCTTCAGGGGGAATCTTTTATAAATCGAAAAAAAAATCTGTCAAAATAGGATATCTTACCGCTTCTGACGAAAACATATTGTTGAGTTCAATCAACAATAGGGCGAAAGATAGTACTGTTATGTCACTGATAAGAAATAAAATGTATGAACCAGATATCAAACCTGAAGAACTATTAACGGGAGATATTGAGGCTATTCTTATCTTTTTAAGAAATACTTCTTTTGGACCCGAATACACTATCACACTAACAGACCCCACAACAGGTAAACCTTTCACAAGTACGCTTTTATTAGAAGAATTAACAATTAAAAGGGCGGAACATTTACCAAATGAAGAAGGATATTTCGAAGTTAAACTTCCAAAAAGCGGATTGGATGCTAAGTTAAGACCTTTAAATTTGGGGGATACCATTGAACTT